TTGAATAAATAACATCTAATATATAAAAATCGCTTTCAGTTAAAGCACCGAAAACAGCATCAAAAGAAATATAGTTACCATCAATAACCGAAGTAGCATCAACCGTAATAGTTTTGTTTGTACTTTCACTAGTCAATTTTAGGTTTAATGTGCCTACCGTAAATTCTCTTGGAATTATCTTAAAGGTTTTATTTCCGCTTGTGGCTATTAACTTCATATTAATATATAAATAAAAAACAATTATTTTGTATTGTCTAGGTATAAAAAAAGGGCTATCCGTTAAGATAACCCTGATTTATAAGTAAAAGTACTAATTAAGCCGTTGGGTCAATTTGAACCGCTGAAGCATCAGCAGTAATAACCAAAGGCGTCACAAAGTAAGGTGGTGCTGTTTCCTGAGCGTTCACCGTTAATGTATATCCTGTTAAATCCCCCATTGCTGCACCTGTAACGATAGTCCCACCGTTTACATCGCCACCATTTTCAAGACCTACTAAAAAGAAATTACCGTTATAATCTTCAACTGCTACGTGTGGTCGTGCGTGAGCGATTAATTTAAGTTCTTCTTGTGTAGCTTTATCTTGAAAAGTTAAAGTCATATTTAATGTTGTATCGTAGAAAGTTGTTCCGTTTTCACGACTTGAAGTAATAGCAGTTTCCATTGAACTGTTACCTTTTACATCAAACTGAAACCAAACAGGGCTTCCAGCTACTGCGGTAATTTCTCCCGCTACGATTGTTGCATCTCCTAAAGTTCCATAATCTGCAAAGTAGATAGTTTTAATTCCACCTACTGCTGATTTACAAGGTACTTTACGTCCGCTAGTTATTAAGCATCCCATATTTTTAAAGTTTTTTTAATAAAAAAGGGTAGGCAATTTTACCCACCCCTTTAAATTTGATTAGTTAATTATTATACAGTTTTTCTGTAAACGATGTCGTTTACTTGTGCATATTGAACACCAGCTGTAAATCTCATTACGATACGAACATTCTGAGAGCCATCATTTTCAGCCATATCAATAACTCGTACTTCGTTTAAGTCATTTAAAAGACCTGTTCCAAAGAATAAGTTAGATTTTTCAGCAGCGATAATTGTTCCAGCTGCTGCACCTCTAATTGCTACTACTGGAATACCATCAAAAAATAAGTTTCCTAACACTTGGTTGTTTCCTTTACCTTCATAACCATTCGCTCCTTCGCCTTGTGCTGCATATCCACCTAAAGAACGAGTATAAGCACGAATAACGTCCGAAGCTGCGTAAAGATATAAATCTTCTGAGCCATAAACAGCAGTAGGAATAGCGTCAACAGTCTTTCCTAGTTCAGCTACTACATTTGCAGTTGTAATTGCTGCACCTGTTACCCCGTTTCCGAAATCCCCATCAGCATCTAATAAAGTTGTAAATCCATCAAACTGTCCGCTTACAGCAGTTGAACCAGACCAGATATTTTTTTCCGTTCTATCAGCTACTTTAGAAGCAACGTGAGCTAGTACGAAATCAGCAAAATTTGGCGCTAAGTTATCGAATGACGAGAACCCCATATTTTCAGCTTCCCACGAATCGTGTAAGTCTTTCTTACAGATGTCCATATTTACCTGAAATTCTTCTGGTTGTAAGATAGCTTCTGTTAAAGTTAGCGTTCCTTGATTTGGCTCAAACGCACAAGATGCATCTTTTACGATGTCATCAGTTGAAGCCTTCTGAATTACAGATTTGAATTTTACATTTGGCATTACGGTAATTAACCCTTTATCCAAAGTGTCAGCAGATAGTAAAGCAGCAGCGATATACTTGCCACTAAATTCTCCAGCATAAGTTGTTGTTAATGATACACTCATTTTATTTAGTTTTAGTTGTTATTAATTATTTAGCCTTGCCATTACTCTATCAATAGTAGTGCTTTTTCTGTTTTTAGAAACACTGAATTTTGATATAGCTTTTTTTACTTCTGGATTTGATACGATAGGCTCGGCACTTGGCTCGTTTAGTTCAGCTTGTACTTCAACAGGCACTTCGTTTAACTCAACTTTTTCGTGTTTAGCTAATTCTTCTGTTAAAAGGTTTCCTAAATCCTCGCTCAAATCTTCTTTTGGTTCTAGCATTGCTTTGATTTCTTCAATCATATCTTTAACTTCTGCTAGTTCTTCTTTAGTAGCATAGCCTAAAGATTCTTCTTCTTCTTCCGCTGCTTCAACCTCAACTTCTTCTTCTTCGGTTTCTTCTTCGGCTTCATCATCTTTAATTTCAGCAATTAAGCCTTCTTCTGCTACCACTAATATTTTACCATCTTCAAGAATGTACTCGCCTATTGGTAAGGCTACTTTTTCATCTTCTGTAACGATAAACACTTCCACGCCACTTTCAAACGAATCAGCTTCGATGACTGTGCCGTTATCTAGTTTAGCTTGTTCTAGCTTAACTTCTTCGTTAAGGTTTAGAACGTCTTTGATTTTTTCAATCACATTGTTTGATTTCATACTTATATATAATTTAGATTAATTTAATTTGTATTTTCGTTATGCTTTTTTCTGAATTATGAACCACTGTAAGCCATCACTCCAAACTTGAATACCCTCATAAGCCTTGTTAATTACATAAGCAGCCGATGACCCATCTAAAGTATCACTCCCTATTGGTGTTAGCTCCGTTCTTGTAGCCGTTGCATAACCACCGTTAGATATAATTCTAATTATTCTATTTGTACTACTAGCAGCACTAGGTAGGTTTAAGACTTGTGTACCATTTGCACCACTCCAAGACAGTTTAATTAGTATTGAGTTTTGATATGCTGCATCGCCTAAACTTACTGTAACATCTGGCTCAACCGTTAGGCTTGTAGGAATTAAATAGTTGTCTATGTGGTTTAAGGTTGTTTGTTTTGTAACGCCACCTTGTACGATTGCGAACAGTTCACCGCCTTGTAAGTCTGAGGCTATTGGTAAAGCACTTATTTTTGAATTTGCCATTATGTTATAATATTATAGTTATCTTCTTGAAGTATTAAATCTCCGTTTTCTTGTGCTAAAAAATCTTCTTGTATAGTTGCTGAAATACTCCCTATTCCTTGTGCTATAATATCACCATTACAACACTCAATAGAATAAGCGTCCCTATCCCTACATAAGCAACCCCTACGACCGTTTCTAGGACTTGTTTTGCTTGGTGTAAAATACTTAGACCACTTAATCATTTTCTAATTGTTTAAGTTTAGCTTCTGCCCACGTTTTAGCCGATTTGCCACCCCATAATAAAAAAGAGATAGTTCCACAAGCTTCTGTATCTTCTGGCTTGTAATACGCTTCAGCTCTTGACAAATAAGAATACATTCTTTTTATTGTTTCCTTGCTGATTGGTTTTCCTTGTGCTAATTGTTGTGCCCTTACTTTACCAACTTGTGTAGCACATTTATTGTTTACAGCTTCGTTAAGTTTTAAACCTCTTTTAGCGTTGTTACTTACTGAACTAGGATAGTCTGAATAGCTTTCTAATTCTACATCTTCATTTGTTAAAATTGCTTTAACTTTATTTAGTAAATATTCTGCTTCGGCTTCTTCAATAGCTGCAAGTTCGTCTTTTATGGTTTGGTCGTTTGGGCGTTCCATCTTATCCGCGAAATATCCTTCAATACTGAAGCCTTTTACTTTGCCAGTTTTCACAAACTCATTCCAGATTTTATCGTTGTTTACTTTAACAGAACCAACCCACGAACCCAAAGGTAAGTCCATTCCAAACTTTACGCTCTTATCGTGTACCTTATCTTCAACTATCCAACTTTCAACTAAACTTAAACCTTCCAATTCGTATTGGTGTTCTAGTGTTGAGTTGTTTTGCTTACTATTCATTAAATACATCTGGGACGCTTTTAAGACAGTATCTTTTGAGAAATATATATAGTATTCATCTTCTCCGTTACGTCTATAAATAGGCTTGTTTGGTATTAATAAAGCACCCATTAATATTCTACGCTCACCATCTATTTCTGCAAGTTTAAATTCTTGGCTTTTTAAAGCTACAAAATCTTCTTCAATTGCTGGTGATTCCACAACGCTTATAGCTTCTATCCCTAGTTCGCTTTCTTCGTCTAATATCAATTCGACTATTCTCATAATAATATATAATTAAATTT